CTCACTAGGCACGATAAAAAGCAAGACTATTATCGTGGGAATGAAACCGATGCCTAGTGGCGTGTATATTAGAACAAAACTTAGAGAACCTATTTCTGATGAGACTAGAGAAAAAATGCGTCAAAAGGCTATAGGCCACCCTTGTTATTATTCAAAAGAGTGCCTTGGTGAAGAAAAATATAGTGAGTTAGAGAAAAATAGAAGAATAAACATCTCCAAAGCACAAATAGGAAAAAAGAGACCGAACATCTCGAAGGCCAAGAAAGGAGTAAAAAATCTAAAAAGCAGTGATACCAAAAAAAGAAAGTATGCTTCTGGAGAAACTGTTGTATGGAACAAAAATTTGATAAAAGAGCAAATGCCAGAGAGCATGTATTGTCCAGAAACAAATAGAAAAAGAGGAGACGGGCTTAGGAAAGCTTATGCAACCGAAAAAAGAAAAGTTGCGAATAGCATTGGTAGCGGCAAGGGTGGTTATAGAGATGATATAGGGCATTTTGTTAGAAGTAGGTGGGAAGCCAATGTTTGTAGGATTTTTAATTTGGTTGGAATAGATTATAGATATGAGCCCAAAAATTGTATGTTTGTTACAGAGCATGGAACTTTAAGGTTAGACTTTTTTATTCCAGAGGGCAGTATATATATCGAAGTAAAGGGACGCTTGTTTGATGGTTGCAAAAATAAGATGGAAGATTTTATTAGATTGTATCCAGAGCAAGCCAAGAAAACCTTTGTTTTAGATGGCGAAAGTTATTCTAAATTAACCAAAACATATAAAAATAAAATAGAAAAATGGGAATAACCAACGATGCTGTTACCAGGTATGATTTGAAGAGAGAAGAATATACTGGCCGCAAGGATGATTATTAAAAAAGGGTATTGACACTCATGCTATAATGGATATATGAACTCTTATTCCCTTCGGCAATATTGGATTTCAAAATTCGAAGATAAATTCAACGAATCATACCAAACGGATAAAGCCAATATAGAATTTGTTTTATTGAAGAGATTATTAGATAAATTTGGACAATATTTACTATTAGAAGCCATAGATAGATTTTTTAACACAATAAAGAAGGAAAAAGCATCAATTTTACTATTTGCATCAAACAAGTTTTTTAGTGTATACTATAAGGACTTAATAAGAGAGAAGGATGTAATACAGTACCAGCGGATGCTTCCCTGGTACAATCAAGAAAATCAAACAAAAATAAAAAAATTACTACAAGCATATAGGAACTACTTATATGCGCTATCGCTCTCCCAAGAAGAATTAGATGAAATGTCTTTAATTGTCGAAAAATTAAAAAACATACCATTAGAAACAGAAAGGGAAAATAATGCAACAAGATATCGAACAAAGATTAATATCTTCGATTAGCAATGAAAAATTATTTAGTGACATTGCAGTTCGTGGAATAAGTTCAGAAGATTTTATAATTCACACAGAAGTGTTTTCTTTTATCCAAACTTATTATAATAAGTACAACACAATCCCAGCAAAAGCCGTTATAGAAACTTCTTTTCCAGGTTTTGCGTATATCGAAGACGTTAAAGAACATGAAATAAAATATCTTTGTGAAGAATTAATTAAATCCACCACCAAAAGAAAAGCAATAGTCTATATTAATGAATCCTCAGAACTTTTATCAGTAGACCCTTATGGCGCTATTGATTCTTTGGTTAATAGATTGACCAACATCAGAAAAACCTCAACATTTTCTAGAAGTTTTGCCGATGCTGATGCTCCGAAAAGATATGCTCAGGCGGTTGAGAATAAAGCAAAGGTGGCTAAAGGGAGTACGGTCGGGTTAAAGACTGGAATTAGTTTCTTTGATAAACAACTCCTAGGGTGGCAACCAGGGAATTTAATTGGTATTGTAGGGCGGCTTACTTCTGGAAAAAGTTGCGTGGCTCAATATCTCGCTTGTCAAACATATAATTCGGGCAAGAGAGTTTTATTTTTATCCCCCGAAATGTCTGCCGAAGAAGTCAATCTGAAATGGGACACTTTCATGGGAAGAATGCAAGGGCATACTTTTTTGAACGACAAGCTTCCTCTTGGTGATGTTAATCTTAAAGAATATAAACAGTGGCTAGATGATGTGTCTGTAAGAAAAGATTGGCTCACTCTTGATAGCGCAAATGGTAAGAAATTTAACCTAAGTAATATTAAAGGTTTTATAAGTGAATTTTCCCCCGATTTAGTGGTTGTTGACGGAGTGGCATTGTTAGAAGGGGTTGGTATGGAAAGTTGGCTGAAGATGATGGATGTAAGTTATGGTTTGAAATCTTTAGCTCAAAATCAAAAGATAGTCATTATTGCTACGGCTCAAGCAAACAGAAGCGTTGAAGCGAACGAAATGCCAAGGCCAGACCAAGTAAGTTTTGGTGATGCGTTTATGCAGGCCTGTTTGGTCCCAGGGACTATCATACGCAGAGCTTCAAAACCTCAAGGATATTTCCCCATTGAAGAAATAAAAGAGGGAGATTTAGTTTTTACACACGAAGGAAGGTCTAGAAAAGTTATTAAAACCATGAATAGGAAAGTAAAAGAAGAAATTTATAAGCTTTATCTTGATAATTATGAGGTTATTAAAATTACAGGCAATCATGAACTTTATACTAAAGATGGGTGGGTAGAAGCTAAAGATTTGAATACAAATCATATTCTATACAAATTATCAGACGTTAGTAAAATGGGCAGTACTCGCCCTGTTCCAAGTTATATAAAAGGAAAAACCTGGGAAGAATATCATGGTTCAGAGAAGGCAGAAGAAAGGCGCAAACAAACAAAAGAGAGCATGAGAATAATTAGGCGAAAGCAAGTTGAACTTGGGACTTTAAAAACTCCTTATGTTAATGGGCATGAACCGCACAATAAAAATAAAACTCTCGAAGAGTTGTTTGGTGCAGATAGAGCAATGAAAATTAGAGAGGAAATGTCTGTTTCTAGGGTTGGTATGAATCTTGGCGATGAAAACCCAAATTGGAGAGATGGAGCAAGTGCTCTTCCTTATTCTTGTGATTTTTCTCATGCGAGAAAACAAAATATCAAAGATAGGGATGGCCATGTTTGTCAACTTTGTGGGATAGACGAGCTATTAACATCTAAAAAAACACTATTTATCCACCATATTGATTACGATAAAATGAATTCTGACGAAGAAAATTTAATTGCTTTATGTAATGTTTGTAATTCTATAGTTAATGGAGATAGAGTTTTCTGGTCTAAATATTTCCAAGGGAAGATGGTTGCAATAACTAATGGTACACAAATCTTGAAGATAGAGAAAGAATTTTATGATGGCGATGTGTATAATTTAGAGGTTGAAGAAGACCACTCTTATTGCGGGAATGGTATTATTTACCATAATTGTGATGTTGGTATTTTCCTCCAGCACGATACAACGAAGCCAAATCTTCGGTTTTATACCATCCCAAAAAGGCGCAACGGTAAGGCTATAAATGTTGCACAAACTATACAATTTGATGTAAACAAAGGCATTATAGAAATGTAGCCAAAGAAAGGGACAGAAATGGAAGAAAATATAAGCGAAAGATTGATGAAGTTGAGAGGCAGGCACTACGCTCCGCTTTATAGTTATTTAGCCAATCATGAGTGCTGCGATATTTTGGAAATAGGAACAAACACTGGAGTTAATGCTATCGCTATGATACAACAAGCAAAAAAGAAAGCGCCAGAGGATATGATTGACTATTATGGGTTTGATTTATTTGAGGAACTGAATAGAGAGCTAGTTGATAGAGAATTTAGTTTTGAAACTTCTGGCAAGGCAGAAGAAGTCAAGAAGATGATAGAAACAGAGGCCAAAGTAAATGCACACATATTTAAAGGAAACACAAATATAACTTTGCCAGAGCATTATAAAACTTTGCCAATGATGGATTTGGTTTATATTGATGGCGGGCATTCTATTGATACTATAGAAAATGATTGGAAATACTGTAAAGAAGTTTTAAGTTATGGTGGCGTCGCATTTTTTGATGATTATTTCCCTGAAATGCCTTTTATTGGGTGCAAGGTTACTGTTGATAAAATAGATAGAATTGAATTTATTGTAGAGGTTCTTCCTACTATAACCAACTTCCAACAGGCGTGGGGGATACAGAAAGCGCAATTAGTAATGGTAAAAAGAATATGAAGGCAGAAGCGAATGTAGTATTCCCTGAAGACGATGCTCCAAAAGGCATACATATTGGTGATATGTTTTATTTAGAATTATTTGATGAAGATTATGAATGTATAGTAATGGGAATTTTTCGGGCGCATGGGAAAGTAGCAATAAGATTTGATTTAAGAACAGCCGAGGAAGTATTTGGTGAAAAAAGTGAAGAATAATAAAGACATCTTATTAGATAAAATAGAAAAATTAGGGATTGATATAATAAAAATTCGTGGGGATGAAGTTGATTGTAGATGCCCCATGAAGGATAAGCATTCTCACGGCGATAAGAATGGAAGTTTCGGTTTTAACCTAAAGACAGAAGAATTCTGCTGTTTTGTCGGGTGTTTAAAAGGTAGAGGAATTCACCAACTTGTATATCAGGTTACTGGCGTTAGCGAAGCTGGCGCACCTGTCCAAGAGCCCGTTCAAAAGAAGTTTATAGAACATAGAGAAAAAGATAAAAAGATAATCCCAACCATCCCATTTCTGCCAATAGCTATAAACAACAGAGGTGAAGATTACTTGTTAAGAAGAGGCCTTTCTACTCAATCTATTGAGAAGTGGGGAATTAGATTTTGGGATGAAAGAAATGCCGTAGTTATTCCGATTGAAGACAAAGGGTATGCTCTTCGTTTTTTGGAAATTCCTAAAACTGGGCCTGATGAAGGCAAGAAATATAAATTTATTGTAGGAACAAAAATCAGCGATACGTTGTTTGGTTTGAGTAAATTACCAGAATATGTAAAGAATGTGATACTTGTAGAAGGAAGTCTGGATTGTATATATATGCATCAATTAGGGTTCACAAATACATTGGCTCTACTTCATGCAGATATATCACAACAGCAAATAAAAATGTTAGGAGGTGTAACAGATGTTGTATACATAATGCTGGACGGTGACAAAACTGGTAGAACCGCATCTGAAAAGGTTAAGGTATTGCTTAACCACAGATTCATTAAGAAGATTTGTTATCTTCCAGAGGGAAAAGACCCAGACAATCTATCTAAAGAAGAGATAGAAAAAATTCTAAAAGAAGCAAAATAAAAAATAAAAAAAAGAAGGAGTTAAACAAAATGGTTATCAGAGGATTAAAAGCAATTCAAGAAAAAACAGCAGAAGTAGCAAATTTGGCTGGTAGCGGGACAAGATATCTTTATATCGGTGAAGGCGATTCAGCTTTGATTCGTTTCATAGACGATAATGAGATGATTCAGACCAAGATGCACGAGTATGAAGATGTGCAGCCCACAGGTAAGAAGTACAAGAAAGCATATTGCATAGAGAATCTAACTGGTGCTCCCTGCCAATGGTGTTCTATCGGGAATCTACCAAAGAATGTGTATGTTTTCCTTGTTTATGTGTATAACATTATACACAAGAATCAGAATGCAGAGCTGAACACAAACCCCGATGCAAAGAGATGGGAAGCTGTGAAGCAAGGAGCTGCAACTTTTTATAAAGAAGACATCAACGAAATACGCATGTTGCGTATAAAGTTTGGCAAGGATAGTTATTTAAAGAATGCTGTCCTTCAGTTTGTCGGGGAGTATGGTACTCTTTGTGACCGTGATTATAAGTTTGTAAGAAATGGCGGCGGGAAGAATACAAATTATTCCTTTATTCCAAAAGACCCTTCCAAAACTACAGCCAGTGTGCTTGATGCCAAGAATGAATCTCCAACTCTTGAGGACATACTGATTGGTAGAAAAGCCAAAACCGACTCAAAGCCCCAGATTTCTATTGTAGCAGATGAGGGGGAAGAAGGAACTGAGGATATTCCTGCTGTTAAAAATAATGGCAAGGTAGAAGCTACTGCGGCCAAACCTGTAGAGG